AGTCTTTATGAGATTGCAGTTGATAACGATAACGATGAAGAACAAAGAGTTGCATTATCTTATCAATTAATTAAGTCTGTTTCAGGTCTTAAATATGCAAAACCATGTGTAAAGAGATATCTTTACGGTCATGTCAACTCCAGAATAGCAGAAATTCCTATGGAGAATTGGGACATGATGGCAATGTTGCCCTCACAAAAATTTAATGTAAACGCAAACACTGTATATGCAGAAAGTAGAGAGAAATTTTAATGGATATTAATAAGATAAAGGCCAATTTCGATTCAGGTGCGATGAACAATAGATTCGCAGTTAACATGTTCGGACCTGGTGGCATAAAGTTAGAAGGAATTAGATGTGAAACTGCATCACTTCCTGGTAGAAGTTTAACAACAAAAGATTTTGCAACGACAGGAACAATAACAAAAAAAGTCACACAAGTAAATAATACAAATGAAGTAGATTTCTCATTTGTGTGTGATTCAAGTTTCTTTGATAGATATATCATCGAGGCATGGCAATCTTCTATCTTCACTGCAGAAGACGGAAATAGTATCAAACCAATCTTTAATTATCCAAAAGATTATTATGGTACAATAGAAGTAGACCAATTTAGAAGAGATGATTCAATGGCATTAAGATACAAATTTCATGATGCATTTCCAGTCTCTTACGAACCAATGGCACTGTCAATGAATGAAGGTGCCTTATTAAAATTTTCATGCAAATTTGCATTTAAAACATTTGATACTGAATATGGGGATGCCCCTCAACTTTCGGTACTAAATAAAGGAAGACGATATCTTGATTTAGCAAGAGAGAGTCTTACAGTTGCTAGTCGATACAACAACAAGTCTAAGGACTTTTTAGGGAAACTTAATAACTTAGATTCGGCGGGGTCAAGACTAAGCAATTTACTAGGTGGTGGCATCTAGTAATAACATTATGGAGTAAATTATGGGATTACCAATCCAATCAGCACCGACATATAAAACGGTGCTACCAAGTAATGGTCTTGAAATAAAGTTTCGACCTTTTCTTGTTAAAGAACAAAAGGTATTGATGTTGGCAAAAGAGGGTGATGATAAAACTGAATCCCTCGAAGCAGTCAAAAATATGATTAATGATGTTACCTTTGGAGAGATTGATGCGAATGATTTAGCAATGATAGACCTTGAATGGTTGTTCATTCAAATTCGTACAAAATCTGTTGGTGAAAGTGCAACTGTTAAAATGAAATGTCTGGAAGATGACTGTTCAGGAACAGGTGAGGCTTTAATCAATTTCGAGGAAGTAGAAGTTAAGGGAGAAATTCTTGACAATACTATAATGGTTAGTGATGATGTTGGAGTAGTTTTGAGATTACTCAAAGTAGAAGATACTAAAAGTGTACAAGATATGCCTGAAAATGAGGTGATATTTTATCTATTGAATAAGTCTATAGATAGAATCTTTGATGCAGAAAGTGTCTATGAGAGAACTGATATTAGTGATGCGGATGTAGATGAGTTTATTGAAAACTTAACCTTTGCACAACTAGGATTATTATCGGAATACTTTGAGAAAACTCCTAAACTAACGAAAGAAGTAAATTTCAAATGTGAAATTTGCGGAACTCAACAGAGTAGAGTTTTAGAAGGATTACAAAATTTTTTCTAATAGCCCTTTCTCACGAGTCGGTGTATAACTATTATAACACCAACTTTCAGTTGATGCAACATCATAATTATCAATTATCAGAATTAGAAGATATGATGCCGTGGGAGAGGGAGATTTATACGAGTCTTCTCTTAAACTACTTAGAACAGGAAAAACAGAGACAGAAAAGTAAACAATAATCTTTATTATGTATGCCGTGATTAACAATATGGAGTTATAAAATGGCAGAAGAACACAAAGACATGTCAAGCAATGAGGTGGAAATTGATTTAGATAAGTATATGGCACTTATCGAAAAACTTGACGCACAAGAAGATGTAATCCGAGAAATGAAAGAAGATGCCATTAAGGCAAAACGCGGATTAGAACCACCAAAAAGAAAGTTTATAGATTTGTTCTTAGACGACAATGATTTGAATGAGAAAGCAATCATCGGATTCATCTCGTTCTTTTTAATGATGTGTTTCGGTATAACAGACTTAGTCACAGCACTAGTTTGGGATATAGACTTAAAAGTCTCTGAAACAATCTATACATCATTTGTAGTAGTCACACTAGGTGCATTTGGAATATCAGAAGCTGGAAAAGCATTCGGTAAATAAAGGAAAATTAAATGGCAGACGAAGAGATAAAAAAGGTTCGTAAACAGATTTTAGACGAACTCAAAGACGCCCAAAAGAAAGAGAAAAAAATTCGTGCAGAGTTTAATACAGAACTTGAAGAGTCTACTGTAGGAACAACTAAAGAATTTAAGAATGTTATCTCTAGTCTCGCTAAAACAAGACCAGAGGCAGCTAAAATTGTTTCTGAGTTTAAAGGTTTGTCTGCCGACACATTTAAAGGTGCCGTTCTTAATAGAGACCTTATTAAAGGTATGTCTGCTGCGACTGAAATGGCAGAAAAGGGTTGGAGTAATCTAACCGAAGAACAACAAGACATTCTATCAGATGTATTTGGTGGACAAGTTGCAAGAATGCAAGGTCTTGAACGAGAAGAAGAGAAATTTACTAACCTTAGAAAAGAGGCCTTAATAAAACAAGGACAAACTCAACAAAAGATTACCGACTTAGATAAAGTAATGGCAGATGAGAAATCTTCTGCTCTTTCTGATGCAATGAAAGCAGTAAAAGATGCAGAAAAGTTAGCCGCAGAAAATGAGAATGAAGCACAAGACTTTAAACTACAGGCAAAAATAGAACAGGCTAAAAATGCTCTTGCAGACGAAGAATCAAACCAAGAAAAGATATTAAAAGAAAAATACAAAGGTCAACAAGAACTATTGTCTAAAGAAATGAAGGACAAAACTTTCTTTGTTGACCAACATGAAGAATCATTGTCTTCAATTGCACAACACCAAGAGAATGCTTCAAAAGAACTTAAAGCATCTATTGATAAATCTAAAGAAGAACAGATGCAAGGCCTTTCAAATTTCTCTGATGGTTTTAAAGAACTTGTTGGTTTTGATATCATGGGAACATTCGATGGTGCAACTAAGAAGTTAAATGCACTAGGTAAAGTTTTCGGTGGAGATGGAGTCTTAGGTGATAAGATTATGGGCAATCTCGGAAGAGTAATGCAAGATGCAGGAAAAGGAATTGGAAAAGCTGCAGGAAGTCTTAAAAAATCTTTGGGTTCTATGCTTTCAGGAGGCATGACGGCTCTTCGAGGTGCTTTCACGGCCATAGGTACAGGACTCGCAGCAGCGGGAACTGCCTTAATGACAACACTGACCGCATTCGCTGCTGGTGCCGCTGCATTCATAGGTGGTTTAGCTATGACCGCAGGTGGTCTATTACTTGCCGCTGCACCGTACATACTTGCAGGTATAGCTATTGTTGGTTTAGTCATGGCAGGTATGAAACTATATGAAGAGTCTGAAGGATTCAAGGCAGCGGTCGATACAGTTATAGATTACTTCATAGATATTAAAGACTCTATCTTTACAATCTTTGGTGGATTCTTTGACTTCTTTAAAGGTCTATTTACAGGAGACTTCGACCTAATGTTCTCTGGTCTAAAAGATTCATTTGGTGGATTATGGGATTTAATAAAGGCACCATTTAAAGCAATCGGTAACTTCTTTAAGAATGTATTCGGTATTGACATTGGTAAGTTTATAAAAGACATGGCAAAGAAAATGTTACCAGATTGGGCAGTCAATCTGATATTCGGCAAAGATGATGAAGCACCTGCAGAAGAAGAACCTTTAAAGAAAAGAGATAAGTCTAAAGAAGCACTACAAGAACAAAATTTGGCCAGTGCTGAAGAATCTGGATTGTATGAAAAGGTTGGAATGTTTGGTAAGAGTCAAGTAAACAAAGACATGATTATCACTGCACCTAATAATCAGTTGAACGCCATTCTTTCTGATGATGATATTGCCGATGAGTCTAAAGAACTAATTCAAAAAGAACTAGAGGCAAGAAAATCAATCATTGCAGATTATAACGAAGCTAAAACAGCTCTTGCAAATGGTGAGACAAACTTAGCAGACGGTTCTGATGCAAGTCTAGTTATGGAATTTGCAGAAGAAGATATGGCAAAGAGACGAGGTGATGATATCGAACAAGCAACACAAGATGCAAAACCAAATATAAATGCGGCCGCAGAGGCAGTTGCTTCAGTTGTTCAACAGAATAATAATAACTCTTCTACTAATGTTTTAGTTCGTAAGGATACTGCTAGAGACGAGAACGATAGATATTATGACGATATTATGATTGGTGTCTAAACTTAGACTTTCTTGGAATAACTTTTGTTTTATCTTTGTGCATCTGAGTAGATGCGTGTGAAGGTGTTTCTTTTCTAGCTTTTACTTCTGGTTTCTTTTTACCAAATGCAAGTTCCCAACCGTCAGCATAGGCCTCTTCGTTAGAGTTCCTTCTCTTAGAACCTTTTCCCCCATGCCACTCATTCATTATCTTGGTCTATAACCTTTTTGTGAAGCCCTTTTTGCATCAAGTTTCTTTCGTCTTTTGATGTCCTGATTTCTTTGATTCTTTGTATCGTTAGGTTTTTCATGATATTGTCTATCACGAACCTCTTGAACTATACCTGCCCTCTCACATTCTTTCTTAAATCTCCTAAGCATTCTATCGAAAGGTTCTTCCTGTCGATTCTTAGGGTTGATTTTTGGTCTCACTTCTGGCATAATTCTCCTGTTTTAAATAAGTGCATAGTCGCCCCACGCTTTACAGCATCCCGCTCTATACCGATTATTCCGCTATTAGCCAATAATCTTTCCCTTACTTGGTGCCCCCATTTCTGTCCACGGTCCAAGTCTGCCCTTGTTCTTGCATCACTCATACATAATATAAACACAAGGGCACCCAACTCAAAGATTAACTGTCTTCAGCTAATCTTTTGAAGTAATCCATCGCGTCGTCGCCGTCACTTGTTTGTTCAGTTGACGATTCTGCTGATGCGATTACAGGTTCAGTTGCAACACTTTCAGTGTTTACATTTCCCCAAGGCACTTCCTCTTGGTCTTCTGCAATACTTTCTGCTGTGCTACCTGATACTGCACCTGATAGACCTAACACTCTATCAAGTTTCTCTTTGAGTTCGTCATAAGACTTGAACTCGTCTGGAGAGATTACTTCACTTAAAGAATGAACTTGACTAAATGTAGAGTTAATCATTGCTTCATCACCTAACGGAGATGTAGAGTCGAACTCTGATTTGTCGTAGTTCCAGTAACCATCAACTTTTCTGATTTTGATTTTAAAGTTTGCACCTTCGGTCATATCAAATGGGTTGATTGCACTTTCATCTTCAAATGCTGGAGAGATTGCTTCTTTGAGTTGTTCAAAGATTTTCTTTCCAAATCTGTATTTGAAAACTCTACCTTCATTGTCTGGATTTTTAGGGTCTGAAACAACATAGACATTTGAGACATAGTGAAGTCTACGCTTCTGCTTTCTCGCACTTTCTTTGTTTGCTTCAATACCTGTATTCCACAATGTAGTATTGTATTCAGACACAGGGTCTTTTTTATTAAGAGTCGTTAGAGACTTCTCAATATACCACCCACCAGGTCCTTGAAATCCGTGGTCCCAATATGAAACCCATGGCATTTCTTCGCCTTCTGGAGTTGGTAAAAAACGAACTACTGCATAACCGTTACCTGATTTATCAAGTTCTGGTTTCCACATAGTATCGTCATTAAAGGATTTTTTCTCACCTTGAGCTGGTGATGCGGTTTCCATGGCCGCTCTGAGCTTATCTAATGATGCTGACATTGTATTCTCCTATTATATTCGTATAACATTGTATTTGCATTTTATTAAACAGTACAAACCTATGCACTGCCTAGTCCATTATAAGACTTACATAGTGTCCTGTCAACCAGGTTTTCTGTAAAACTTATAAAGTCCTGGGTATATTTATACCCAAAATTGGTACTACTCACACAAATCTATTAATAATGATTTGTATTTCACTCGGTTGAATTCCACGAATGATTTGTATTTGTTTATTTTGACATGAATTCCAGGATAAATGATTCTCTCTGATATCAATCTATCCCAATCTTTAGTGAATCCTATAATACCATCCATTATACAGATTGTTTCTAAAGATACTTTCTTTGCCATAAACTCTTTTAAAAGAATAGGGTGTTGTCCGTTTTTAACTTCTAACACCTTCTGAATCTTCCTTTTACGAAGTAAATCGCTTACTTCGGTTTCGAATAGATAAGATAACTTTTGATTATTCTTTTTCCATTCTTTGTAAACTTTAACACACTCATCACTCAATAAGTCTCCTGCCCACAAATCTTTTTTAGAAAGGTTTGCAATATAGAAATCTTGTAGTTCGTGTTTGTATGTTCTAAACAGTTTACCAAAATGATATCTGTCCTTTCGTTTGAGAAAGGACTTTATATCTGCTTTGACTTTGCCATTATACTTAACAAAGTCATAGTCGTTAGAATAGAAGTGTAATTTTATACCAAGGTATAAAGTGTATGCATCATATCCTTCACGACTCGTCATTAAGTAATGATTTTCTTTTCAGGTGGTGTTTGAATTAATGGTTCTTCTTTACCAATATTCGCAACTGCAGTTTGATGTGCCTCTGCTACCATTTCATTACACTCTGATACGAATACATAAGTTTGTACAACCATAGATTCAGGATTTTCTTTTCCTGTCACTGCGACTCCTTTAGCAAACCCCATACCACCTTCTGGATTCTTAACAATCATTTTCGGATTTTTAAGAGTCAATGGTTCAGTCTTTGCAAGTTCCCCTACATACTCTCCAGTAAAAGTCACAACGGTGACTACATCTCCTTTTTTCATAATATCTCCTATTATTTTTTAGTGTCAAAGAAACCTGATAAGGTTGCTTGACTATTAGTTCCACGATTTACCATATTTAAACCTGTTGCCTCTGCTTCTAACTTCTCCTTTAAAGGTGGAGATAAAAGTCTTTTGGCACTTTCAGGTTCTAATTGGTTCTCTTCACATACTTTAAGTATAGCAGACATTACATCTGATTTACCATAACGGCATATCTTCTCTACTTTTTCTGTAAATTCTTTTTTTGATATCATCTAAATTTCTCCAACTTCGTAAGTGGTATCGAAACCACCTTTTCTCATAGTCCACATATCTTCGTATGAGTCAAGTGTATCTAAATCACAAATAAGGTCATTGATTGCATTTTGTTTATCGTCTGAAAGTTCTTCAATCTCATCTTCAAGGAAAGACATGAACTCTTCTTCTGTGACTCCAATCTCTGTCAACATTTCTGTTTCAACTTCCTTTTGATTAGCAATCTTAGTTTGATGCCATTCGTTTTCTATAAATCTAATTCCCATTTTATACTCCGTATATGTTTTTATATTGTTTTCTTAATTGAACTAAATCATCAATGTAGTCTAAAGGATTACATGAGAATAATTGAAAAGCATTAAGACCTTCTACTGCTACTAGAGCAACACATTCTTGTACTGCCTGTCCTGTCAACTCTTCTACCATAAGTGCATATGCAGTCATTTGAATAAACCATGGTTTTGCCATGTACTCTTCTTTATACTTACCACTTGTTTTGAAATCTATAATACATAATTGTTCATCTAAGATACCGACACAATCAACACGACCTGCCATTTCCAGATTTGGTGAGAACAAAGGTGCCTCTAAAGCAAGAGGTATAATTTCATCTAATACAGGTTGCATTGCATTGAACATGCCTCGTTGTAAATCATTCTCTATAACAATATCTTTCTCAGCACGAAGATAGTCTTCTACTAATTGGTGAAAGTTTGTTCCTCGTTTTGTTGCTGATGCTGTAATCTTGTTTGCAGTCTCTTCACCAACTCGTTTTCTCCAGAGTTTGATGTGTTCTCTATTTAAAAGACCTGTGACTGTTGTGACTGAAGGATACTTTGCTTCCATACCCTCGAACTGATACATTCTTTTACCGTCTTCACTTACAGTCTTTGCTTGTAGATTTTCTAAATCTGTTATTTCTATAAAATTTTGCATTTGTTTATACATTATACTACTACTTGTTGTTTTTGGATAGGCGGTTTTTAGTTTGTAAGTCAACATGTTTATTGACTATCTCTCTGGTCTTAATATCTTTTGCATCTTGTACACCAGCAATCTTATCTGCCATTGGTGAGAGTTTATGACCAGATGCAACTTTATGTAATACTTCTTTAAACCCTCCGTCAACTTTAACACGGTCTCCGTGGCCACCAACAATACTAGGAGTTCCAAGTATCTTTTGTAATAGGTGTGGATTGTCTAATTTGAATTGGTCGAGTTTGGTGTAAGACATGTTATGTTCTTCTATTTCACCAGTCTCATTATTTAAAAAATCATATAAGGGCATAATTATCTCATCATAAAATGTGGAATATCTCGTTGAGTCCACTTTGCGAAATCTTTTTTGTATTCGCGGTAGTATTTATGATAGGCCTCAATAGAGTTTCCTGGAACTTTGACATCTTCAGGCATACATTGAGGTGGTTCTGACCAAGTACCTAATGTGATATTATCAGGTAAACAATTAAGAATGTTTCTAAGTTTAGTATCAGTTAGGTGTTCTCTCTCATATCTGTATGTGTATTCGTCACACAATGCAGTAAACATATCGAATGCATATTGATATTGAATTGCATTCTCACGCACCCACCTGGTAGAGGGATGATTGATATGTGATGCCTTGTATAAGATATCTTCTCTATCGTAATCTAATCTCCACCTTTGAATTCTACGACCACTAGATGCATCAGTGTATTGTTCACCGTCTAACATTCTATGTGCAGTGGATAACATTTGTGCATACTCGATAATCATCTTAACTACATGTTTATCACAATGTAGTTTTGCACTGACTTCGGGTTCTTCGTGTAAGTAAAATAAATTCATAGTTCCTTGATTTCTTGTAGAATAGATTCTACATTATCCCATGCAAGGTGTCCAACGACATCTTGCGTTATAGGAGTATGGTATGTTATTTCACCTGTTTTGTCAACCGTGAAATCTAAGACTGCAAGTTCCCATAATCCATTCTGACCACCATAACTGAAATCGTGTTTCACTACAGAGGCACCATAATCATTGTTGAACTTATAACGATGTTGAACACCATTATTAATATAGTCCGTGTTTAAGAGAAACTCTCTATGTCGTTTATGACCATGAACTTTGTCTATCGGTTTATCATACATTATACTAACTCCTTAATAATACTAACTAACACATTACCGTATTGTGCAAACCAACCTTGTTCTTCTGTTAGTGCAATACCATATTGGTCTGCAATCAGTATTGCAGTGTCGGTACCTAAGAATAGATTTCCTGCAAGTGTAAAACCTGCAACACTAATCAATAGAATCAGGTGGTCATTTGTTTTAAAACTATGAATCATATATCCTAAACAACCAATCATTATCGCTGATAGACTATAAATCTCCATGTGAAAGTTCCCACTCATTGCAAGTGTAAGACCGGCAAATACAAATACTGTGGAGACTATTTTAAGTCCAGTCAACATTGCATTTGTTATTTTAGTTTTAGTTCTCTTAGTCATAATTTACTCCTTTATGTCTCTCAACCAATCCCTATAATGAACTGGATTTTCTGTTACCTTTAAATACTCTTGGTACTCTTCTTTGTTTTCTTTTGACTTTGTCATAGCAGTAACCCAACCATCCGAATTATCTTGCCACCTTTTAGAATTCTCTGTCATAAACCTAATATGAAAGCCAAAGGGATAAAAATATATAATCCCCAAATTAATTTTTCTACTCTATCGAATTGTTCCTTTGTCGGCATGTTTTTCTCCTTCGTCTTCATCAAATGGACAACCATTGTGTCCTATCATTGATTTGTTTTTTTGTTCTTCTCTCCATCTTAGGAAGTCTATTGCAACCTCTTTTGATGTATGTGTAAGTGTTGATATCTTTTGTCTTTTCATTTGTAAAATATGTGATGTGTTATTTGAACTGTTTCGTTTAAGGTATCTGCCCAATATGGTTCAACCCATAAGTTGTGGTAATGTGTTGCACCCTCTGTAATGTCTGGATACTTACCCATAAGAACATCTTGTGCAACTATATAAGATTCGTAAAATGTATCAGTGTCTAAAGGTTCGTCTGATTTACCATCACAGAACCAACTAAACTGACATTGATTCCTAATCGGAATCATATTGCCCTTCCAGTTCTCTTTGTACTTCGCATCATATACAACACCACACACATTTTCTGGATATGCACTATGTTCCATTCTGTTAAGAACAACTTGAGCAACGGCAACTTTACCTGCAAGGGGTTGATTGCCTGCCTCGAAGTAAATGTTTTTTGCAAGACAAATATTCTCACCGTTCTCATCTGAAGCATGAAGAAGACTAGGCATTAACATGATGAACATAAGTAATGCACCAAATCCCATACCAATTAAAAAAGCTCTGTAAGTATCACTCATCATTTTTCTCCCAAGGAAAGGGTTTGTTAATATGTAACCCTACAAAAACCATACTAAACATAATAACCATTAGTAAGGTGCCTCCTAAAAATCCTATTTCCATATTAACACCCACTTGTTGTGTGTGCATATGCATCGGGACAATCTTTGACTCCACACATACATTCGTCTTCGAACATATCACCTTGATTTGGGTTCATGTCTTGTGCGTTAGTTGTTCCGTAAGTTGCAAGATTATAAACATCATCTGCTGATAACTTACCCTCTGTACATTGTGCAATTAGTTTTGCACTTTCGTAATTAAGCGACATATCTTTCTCCGTTATGGTTCTCACCGTTTCTATTAAAGTTATCAAGTATCATGTCAACAACATCTGTTGCCCATATTGATTTACCACCAACATGCCATTGATACTCTTCAGTAGGAATTCTACCGTCTTTCCAATTATAAATTGTGACTGTCTCATAGTTCCAGTCGTCATAGTCAATCTCATCAACATTATTTGCATCGTACCATTTGGTATCTAAGTACCACTCACAATTGACTTTGTCATATGGGTCTGCACTTGTGAATGTTGGTGGACCTAAAACTTGACACAACCTGTCATAGGTTGTTGTCTTATATCCTTGCAATGAAGTCCCACCTGATGTCATATCAGGAGAACACACTTCGTAATCTTTTATTATCATATTAAGTCTCCTTTTTCACTATAGGTATATGGTATCAAAAAGTGATACGCATTGTCAAGCCCTATCTTGGATAAATTGTAAATGTTGTTGCATACTCTTTGATGCAATGATGAGGTGCTCTATTGTAAACACCTGGTATTGATTTGCCTCTGTACCTAATCCTCGAAGGATTATTCTTTAGAAAGTCTAAAACGAATTTGTGGTTCCTTACATTCATAGGAAGATTGGCATATTTAATATCGTATAAATTATCCATTAAACAAACCCTCCGTCTCTCTTTGTTCCTGCAATTGCACCTGAACAATAACCAGGTCCGTACATGAATCTATCACCTAATTTAAGAACAGGATAACCATCTACGAGATTACCTCTTGCTTTGTTTAGAGCAGGAGTTCCCCACCCAGCAGCGAGAAGAACATCTCCTTCTTTGAAATTTGGATTTGATTTGTTGATGAAGCCCCATACAGAACCACCACCACCATTTGAATCATCATAAGATACTATTTTAATATACTTACGACCTGCTTTAGCAACATAATAAGCACCATCTTCGGCACAATGAGGCCACCTTTCACATTTAAGTTCAGTCAATTCTGCACAAAGTTGGTCTACATATTCGTTTAAGTCTTTCATAATTGTCTCCTTTTTCATTATAGGTATATGGTATCAAAAAGTGATACGCATTGTCAACCCTATAAGAATAGAACTACATATGCACATGTGAAACATAGACCGATAAATCCAATTATCATCATTCTGTCGTCATTCATATATTTCTCCTAAATTTCGTATGGCAAATAGTCTTCTACTATCTCTTTGACTTTCTTTTCAGAGTACCAAAGACCACTGAACATTGATTCAGTTCCATCTTCCCATTGAACATAGTATCTCTTATAACCGAATGGTCTATCTGAAAAGATTCTAATATTTCCGTATGATTCTACTAATACTCTCATGCAAGTAACCCCTCATTTAAATCTAAGAACTCTAAAATTATTTCTCGTTCTGACTTCTTTAAGTCTTTTATTTCTTGGAGACCCCAAGTAGTTCCGATAGTCGTGAGTCTATTGCCAGCAACAACACAAGTATTCCACTTTGCATCATCTTTAGCAAACACTTTATTCTCTTCTGCCTGTGTTATCATTTCTCGACCTAGTTTGACTAACTTCATTGTTTCGTCCATGTTATACTCCTGTATTGTTATTAACAGTGTCTAGTATACTAAAAAGTGTAGGGTAATGTAAAGCGGTTTTATAAACTCTTTTGAATGTCGTCTAATTCTTGGAGTTTCTTATTGATAATTTCCACTCTGTTAGGCCAGTAGATGTAATCCTTATCTGAATCCTTTGCAAGATTCTCTAACAGTGGTCTTACAAAGTTATCCAATTTGTTGATTACATCCGTTGCAGTTGTAGTCTTCTCAATTATCTTTGTATCAATGGCCGCAAGTTCGTCTGCATCCATCGCTGTAAATCCGAAATCGTTATATTCTGTACTCATAGTATTATTTAGTAAAGATGAACTCACTTAATTTGGATAAAGTTTCACCATATTGACCATGTGTATTCTGTCCTAAGAGATTGCAAAACTCTATTTGTTTTAACTCTATGTTATCAGAGTTAAGAATAGTATCAACTCTATTTGTCATAGAACAAAATTCATACACTAGTGATTCAGATTTCTCTCCAATTTGTTTTTTAATTTCTTCTCTTGTGATTTTTTCTGCATCAAAATTATAATACTCTGTTCCATAGATTGAATGAAACCAACATGCCTTTATAACATCTTCACTGAACTCATGCTCTTGAGCAATCTTTCCAGTGGTGAGTAAGTGTTCGAAAAAAGTTCCTCCACTGTGTTCTGCATTCTTTGTTTGTTGATAGAGATAATCTAAACATGGTGTGGTGTAATTTAGGTCAAAGTATTTAAACACTAACACTCTTCTGATATTACCGAATGTTTTACTTAGAGGTCTTGCGGCATGTAATAAACTAGAATTAAATATGAATACTCTTCCCTCTTTTGGTAATACTGATTTTATAATTTCATCATTCTCAAATATAACAGTCTCACCACCCCAATTGATATCCCATTCTTCATTCAAATATATGATTGCTGTCTTTTGAGGAATATTTGAATTTTTAGAATCTACATGTGCCGCTGCATCATTACCAAAACAATAACCATTAATGTATGCTCGTTGAATACCCCAACCATCCATGTCTAATTCTTGGTGTATTTTTTCTAAAATTGGTGACCACATTTCAACAGACCTCATATCAAAATAAGTATCAAATCCGGCATCACATATGTTGTGATTCCAATGTAAGAATTCTTTTGTGTCGACATTCGAAGGCCAACCATAGTGAAAGGGTAGAGATTGTTGTGACACTCCTCTGACCAAGTCATTTGAAACCTGTTTAACAATCATTAACTGAATCTCTTCATATCTCTTAGAGTTTCTTTATCACTTTGTATGTTCTGATAATTAGCATGTGCCTGAAGTGTAATCTCTGGAATCTCATACTGTGGAAAAGATGTAATTAGTTTGTGAATTAGACCTGCAACATCTTGGTGTTTAACACTCGGTAGATTATCATCATTAAGTAATCCTAAATTAAGTGTGGTCATTTTGTATCTCTTCTTAGAGTTGTACTGGTAATTATTTGCAAGGTGATTGAGTTGTGCTTTCTCACTTGCATACACATAACCTTTTGATATGTTTGGTTGACTTGCACGACTGGAGATATTGATAATGAATTTTGTTTTCTCACCTTCCCAGGCTTCATGTGCAATCGATAGAATCTCTGATTGGTCTTGATGTGCAAGATTGATTAGAACATCACAAGGTTTGTATCCTCTGAACACCCAACAATCTGCCCCATTCATTGTAATATCTTCACAACGAATTGGTGATACCTCTATTGTATTACCTTGATAAGGTGTTGCTTCAAGTGTGTCTTTAATAATCTTTGCAAGACCACTAGTTCCTGTTATTGCTATTCTCATAATACTCCTTAACTATATCAAATGATTGTTTACCAAATAGTGAACCATCAACACTACATTTATTACAAGGGGACATACTTCTATTTCCCTTTATTAATTTCTTACGAATCTTTGTCATAGGTTTACTAAACCACACATCATGTAATGTGGAATGCATCAAGTTACCTACGACATGTTCTCTGCCCCAATCGTTAGAACAAAACAATACATCTCCGTTCCAATCAACAAACATCTTGTAGAAAGGATAGTGACACACTTTGCCCTTTAGATTCTCTATGGTGTCGTCTTCTATTCCAACCCAATCCATAACTCCACTTCTATTGTTTAGAATAAGTCCGTGGGTTTCGAAATCACCCCAATGCATACGATACTTGTATTTGTTTTCTGGAATATATTTCATGACTTCATCAAAGTGTTCCATTTGTTCCACTCCGTCATAAAGATTAATGTAAAGTAAATCCAATCCACTAAACTCGAACAACTCTTCTGCATATTCTCTAGTAAGTTTATCACCGTTAGTATTACATTCTATTGTTGCATAAGGAACTGTACTTCTAAATGTATGTACGATTTCTCTGAATCTTGGGTTGAGTAGATTCTCTCCGTAACCACTTAAAGATATCTTACCTCTGAATCCATTCTCATGTAATTCCTTTCCAATGAGTTCTGCACCCTTAGGTGTCATGTGTAAGTTTCTATTTGGAAAGACTTCAGGATTTGCACGAGGACAAAACGAACATGTTCTGTTGCACAACTCTGTAGTGTTAACTTCGACTGTAAGAATAGAACTGAGTTCATTCAGTTGGTTTTGGTCTTGTCGACTCCAATGTTTCTTTTCTTGTTCTCTTCTATGTTCCAAGAAATCATATTGGTCTACTGCCTGAATAGGAATGTTTCTTTTATCCGACATGTACTTCTATGTACCTTTCAGTATCTAGTCCTGATTCTTTAACAAATTGAAATTCAACAACATCTTCGTCTTCTAAATTACACCAATCTTGTGGTAGTAAAATAAATTGTGGGTCGTCTTCTTGATTGATGAGACAAGACCTAGGGTCTCCATTCTCTTTGTAGTTGTAGAGTTGAACTTCTAATGCCTCTAATGTATTACCTATTCGTGGACAAGGATAAGAGATTGCACTAATGTAAAAGTTCTCTTTCTTTTTACTGTCCAACTTTTTAAATAGATATACGGATTGTCTGAACTGTAAACCAAGAAAGATTGTTTGGTCTTCTGGCAGATTGAACCTGAGCAGATTCTTTTCAAAGGGTCTCTCTGAATAGATTCTGCTTACTTGGTCTTTATTGAATTGTGAAACGGTATACTTTCGTTTAGAAGTATCCACCATCTCTGACATCATCATCACCATCTTTTTTCTCCTCGTCACTTCGAGTTGCTTCTGTTTCAGATGCACTGATGAAATCACCGTCTTCTTGCAATGATGCAATAAACGATTCTGTTTGTTCTTCAAACTGGTCAATCATTTCTTCTTTTGAACCACTTAGTTCGAACCCTAACTTATCACCCTCTTCTTGTACTTCTGTTTTAGAAATGTTTTCTAATTCTGACCTTGAAGGAATTGTAATCTCTTCATACTCTTCTTCTGCATCATCAATCTTTGCTTGAGCAGAGGCGAGAAGTTCTTCTTCAGTATCAAAGGTCGGAATAGTTTTCTTTTCTTCTTCTACTGGTGCAGTAATGTTTTCAGGTTCACTTACTTGTGCTTGAATGTTTGGGGCATTACCACCTGAGATTATAGGTTTAGATGTGACTTGTCCTGTAGAAACAACTGGTTCTGAATCCTCTAAACTTTCAAGTGTGTCTTCAAACTTTTCGTTGACATCTTCTAATGCTTGTTCTGGTGAAATACCATTATAAAACATTTCATCATCTACGAAGTCTGCATCTTCATCGAAGTCGTCTGCAAAACCTATTTCAACATCTTCAAAGACATCAGGTTCTGCCAACAATTCATCGGCAGCTGCAACTTCGTTAACTTTTTCTACTTCGTCATAGAATGATTCTACTGTATCACCTTTTGGAACAAATTGTGTATCTGCATTTGGAGTTATGGTAACAGACTCTTCTTCAAAGTCTTTGAATGCCTTCTTGGCTTCTGCAACTTGTTGAGCAGTTTCACCAATAAATGGTTCTTCAGGTCTTGCCTGTCTTACCATGTCCCATGCTTTAGACTTTGGCCTATCAGAGGCATTCATTTCAGCAGATGCTCTTGACTCGTCTAGTAAATCTTGTATTGGTTTAGATGTGACATTGTTCTGAACATTTGATAATGCTTCGAGTTGTGCCTGAAGAATTTTGTTTTGTTCTTCAACAATTTTTAATTCCTGTTGTGCAAGTTTCTTTGCCTGTCTTTCTGCAACAACCAGTTCATCCTTTTCTGCAAGACTAGATGCAATTAAGTCCCTTTGTTTTTGAACTTCTTCTTGTTCTAGTTCTTGTATTCTTTTAGTTGCAACTTGTACTTGGGTATTGTAATCTATAATACCTGCATTGACCTGTTCTCTGATTTGAACAAGTGCGTCTAGTTCATCTAGTTTAAAGTTACCTGCTGATAACCCTTTCTGCATGATTTGATTAACTTGTTCTGCGTTAGCAGGTTTTAATCCTACAGTAAAGGTGTTAAGTCTGTTGGTGATTCGTTCTAACTCGGAGAGTTCCACTGTTTCACTTGCAAATGTTGATTGTTCGTCTGCCATAATATATCCTAAAAATCCATGGAGTGGTACTCGACTAGAAGTTTATACATCGAAGTTAAACTAAACTCCCTTTCTTTTATGTATAGTCTCTGACCACATTAATATTTATTTAAACTTGTATCTCAGGAAACGCTTCTGATGCAATTTCCTTTGTTATGTTAGGGAATGGATTCTTCTTATCCTTAACCAAGTCAATTAGTTCTGCTTCTCTATGATGCATACCTTCTAACAGTTCAATCCACATTGTCTCTCTACGAGCCTGTGGTACCTGTTCAGTCACAAAGTATTGAAACTTTTTAAACTCAAACTTTAATCCTGTTTCAGATAGTTGTGAATCAGGTGCATCATTCTTTTTGTAAGGAGTTTGTCCTTCAGGTAATGTTGAATGAATGTTCTTATCGAACAACCACCTTAACACTTTGCTTACTGCACCGTTTCTATCATTACATATTCTTAAACCGTTTACTGCAGTTGGTATATCATCTTCTGCAATGATATTCGCTTGACATAATACTTCGTATACATCTGCTCCGTTTTGAAGTCTCACTCTTTCAGTGATTAACTCCATCTTTGGTTTGTTAGGAGCACCCTTCGGTCTTCCTCTTCCTTTTTTCTTTTCTGTTGTCATAATTTAGGTCCTCACCATATTATATTGTGTAAAATCACCAATGTTGTCCATCAATTCATTCAATCTATGCTCTCTAAGATAATCAAATACTTTACCACTCGGTGGTGTAGACTCACCAAAACAGTCAAGAATATTTTCTACGACATCATCTGGTATAAATTCTAAGTCAATCAAAGTTTGATTTCTTAAATAGTTCCGATAGTATTTATCGTCCTTTTCAATGCTAATCCTGAGGTACTTATCGACTACAGGTTTTCTTAAAGGGGTTTGTCTGATACCTTCATCTAAACAATTGTCTGCTGATAGTATATTTGGTATACCGTCTGACTTATCTCCTCTGAGAATGTGTTCTTTTAGAAATGTATCTGCATCATCTGGTGCAACGAACTTGTTTAGATTAGGAGACCATTGTTTTACATAGTCATACTTCTGCAACTGTTGGAAGTCCTTATCACCTGAGACGATTAGGACTGGTTCCTTTGAATGTTTAGTTAGAACTGCAATGATATCATCAGCCTCACATCTTTCGACATACAGGTAGTGGTAGGGAAAGTTATCTCTTATCTCGTCTTTAACTTTCTGCAGTGTGTCGAAGATAAGTTTCCAATCCATATCAGATGCATCTCTTGTCTTCTTACGGTTTGCTTTGTATTGTGGAAAGTATTCTCGTCTCCAAGGATTACTTGCATCAGTACATAGAACTATTTGTCCATACTGAGACGAGTATCGTTTACTGTAATTTCTTACAGAGTTTAGAATCATGTGTCTTAACATATCTTCGTTAATCTCACCATCATTCATTTTGAGTTGTGCCATCAGACCTGCTATTATGGTCTGAGTAAAATCTATTAGTATCATTTAATCACTTTTATTAATAATGTATTCTTAGTAATTCTATTGTTTCCTTCTTTCTCTTTAGAACGAGGTATCTCGTCCATGAAACCTTTAGCAATAATATTACCACCTGATACCAGTCTATCAAGTAAAGTTAAATCTGTCAAGGTCTTTTCTATACATTCGTCTGCATCTATTATCTTACTACCATTCACTCTAAGACCACCATAGGATTTAAACATGGTAAGTTTCTTTGTGGATGTGTTGTATCCAAACAACAACGATGCACGAATGATATCCTCTGGATTTATGGATTTATATTTCTTCCACTCTGAAAGATAAGGAAGTTTCTTTACTAACTGTGCTGGGGTTTTAGGTTTAGGTGGTTTACGAACTGGTGTATACTCTGCAATATACTTTTCAATATCGGTTTCAAACTCTTTAAGTTTCTTTATAATCTTTGTCTTCTGACCTTTAGTAAGGAAGTTATATGCCTCATCTAATTGAGGACAACCTTCTTTGTTGGTCATCTCGTATTGCATTTCTTCTGTAAACCCTTTCATGTATGCAACAACTTTACCAGAGTAATCTAATTGTTTGAGATACTTGTACATAGAGAAAGGTATGGACTTCTTATCCATAAGAGTATCGATTTGTGCTTCGACTTCGTCTAAGGCACCAATGGCCTTATTCTTCATTCTCTCTTGTATACTAACCGTTTGCGTGTTCATCGTTTCTATTTGTTAACATAAATTTACGAGCAGGATTTATCATCAAGTTTGCTCTCTTCATAAAGTCTCTGTTAGCAAGAAAAGGTATTTGATTCCTTTTATCTAACGAAACTTCTATTTCATAAATTGTATTTAGAAAATTTATTTCCAATAGAACGACTGGCCTTTTTTCGGCAGGTTTTAACAACTCTACATATCGATGTAGAGGTTCTTTGTATTTTACTCCTTCGGTAGTCCATGAGACTACTTTATTTTTCACGGTTAAATCATCCGCGTGCAAGGCACATGTCGTTGTATTATTACCAGTATCCATCTTAACAGTTAGTTCCTGTCCTTCAACTTCTAATGTTTCTAATACACCACATTCTGTTGCACTTCGTTTCCATGAATCTCTGTCGAGGAGATTATCTAAAACAATTTTATTAATATCACCATCAATTACTTTGTTGATACCTTCGGTACCAGGTGAATGGTTAACTTCGATAATGAATGGTGAGTCTTTATCTCTGTTCTTTGCTGGCATAAAGTCTACACCAACCCATTGTCCGTTCACCGCTTTGGCTGCCTGTAAGACTGCCTCTTGTTCAACTTCAGTAAGTTTAATCTCTTCAGGTTCAGAACCTTGTGAAACATTACTTCTAAAGTCGTCAAGTATCTTAGGTCGTTTCATCGCACCTATGATTTCTTTGTTCACAACAATACATCTAACATCGTAATCAACTTCAATGTATTCTTGTAATAGTATATCTGCATAAGGGTCAATCTTATAAACCAACTGAACGGTTGATTGTAATGACCTTTCTGTTTCAATCAATAGAACACCAACACCTTTACTTCCTTGTAGTGTCTTTAACACCATAGGGAACTTAGACTTCAATGCCTCATGGGCAGTCTCTATTGATTCTTTATCTGCATTTGGTATCAGTACGGTCTTAGGTTGATTCATACCAATCTCTTGCAGTCTAAGATAACATCTAAACTTATCTGCACATACTTCAATTGTTTCTCTGAAGTTGCAAACAGGAATACCATATCTTTCTAATTGAGATACTAAATCCAGATATGAATCTTTTTTACCAACTGCACCACGAATGATTACAACTGTATCTTCATCGATTTCAAATCCAAATGAATCATCTTCTTTGTGTATAGTTATGGTACCTTTATCTTCATCACGCATGATGAATGCACCATTGACACGACAATCATATACTTCGTGTCCTAGTTTCTGTGCAAGTTTAACTAACTTTGCACTCGTCGCTTTAGGGTTTGACTTCTTCGGTTTTTCTGCGAGTACAACCAGACGATAAGGATTTTTAGCATCCTTATTCTCCGTTATTGTTTGCAACTCATTAAAACTTTTAATCATCAATTCTACTTTCCTTTTCTTTATGTAATTCTACAAAATATTCTGCATCTACTACAGCAAGTGGTTTCTTACCATTCTTTTTAATTACTACAAGAGGTTCATAACTTTTGCAATTAGACTCTGCTTGTTCCATTGCTGACCAGATATTAACTTTCTCCTGATTCTTACATTCTACACTATAAGGGAAGATTTGTCTAGTCTGTTTTCCCATGATGATATCTTCACCACTAGAACCCATAGGTCTTGATTCTAAATCTTCTTCGTCTGCATTTAGATGTTCGACTAACATCTTTGCAACCCATTGTTGTAATCTTCTACCTTTAGCTTTGGCTGACGAGGTCTTCATTAAATTGTATACTCACTCCACATCCACAAGAAGATACTTCTTTTGGATTTATAATTTTAAAATATTCATTAAGACCGTCTTTAACCCAATCTAAAGTTGAACCACTCAAATAAGGTACAGACATCTCATCTAACACTACATTAAATTTACCATAGTCAACAAGTTTATCAGACATGTTAATATAATCTGATGCGTCTTCAATATAATATTCGTAACCTGCACACCCACCACCTTTAACTCCGAGTCGGATAAAACCGACCTTCTTCTTAATGAGTTGTTGTATTGCTGTATCAGTTACCTCTATCATACCACCTATTTATTCGTTTGAGTTCTTTTCTTCGAATAAACTTATTTTCTTAGGTTTAATCATTGTGTAAGGTATATGAATGTCTTGGTCTTCAGGCACATACAAATAATTAATCTGACTGTTCTGACATGTTGTGATTGCATCTTCGATTGTCTCGACCAATGCCTCACCACCTAGATTGAATGATGTATTAAATATCATTGGACAACCTGTGATGTTATAGAATGCTTCTATGAGTTCGTAATAGTTTTTGTTCTGTTCTTTTGTGACTGTTTGTATTCTACAAGTACCGTCTGCATGAACTAAACTAGGAACATCTCTGTATGCTTTCTCTCTTGCTTGTATCGCAAAGGACATCCAAGGTGATTCTTTTAATTGTTTCATGTCGAAGTAATCGTTTGCATGTTCTAACATAACTGAACCTGCAAATGGTCTATAGTCTTCTCTTTGTTTAACTGTATTCACAATTTGTTTTGCCATAGGATTTCTAGGGTCAAATAATATACTACGATTACCTAATGCACGAGGACCCCATTCGGATTCTCCTTGAAAGATTGCAACGATTTGTGCTCTGTCAATCAGTAAGTCAACGACTGTATCTAAGTCTCTTATAATTTTAGTCTTTATCATTTTGTTCTCCTGGAGGATTTGCAACCAGTGTTCGTTCAAACCAGAGGGCTGCACCTGCAGCGGTACCTCCGTCATGTGGCATAGGGTCTACAAAGAACTGGTGTTCTGGAAAGGCATCGAGATACTTATAGTTGTTCGTGCAATTGAGAGAGTATCCACCACTGAGAACAATGTTCTTACAATCTGGATTCGCATCGACTGCCATCTGAATTGTTTTAATTGATTCTGCTAGTGTTTTCTCTTCGAGTTCTTGTGCAACTGAGAAGTTATTAAATACACCTGTCTCACTAATTGATTTGGCGTATGAGGCAAGACCCATAACTTTACCTGCACCTGTACCGATTTCGTCACAACCTAATGCAACTGACATCTGACTGAAGTTCATACCACTTGAAGGTGCTGATGTGAATTCTAATTCGACACCATCTTTGTTTACGACTAGGGGTTCCATACAATGAAATGCATCGAACGCCATGTTAGGGAACTGCCAACCTATATCGGACACCATACGATGATTAGATAATTTCTGGTACTGGAGTTCTGGTTCCATACCAGGTTTGCATAAGTAGACTGAATCAGTCTCTTGATAAGAAGGATACTCATCGTGATACCTCATGGCACCACCACCATCCCAAACGATTGCGATTGCATCTTCGTTGTTCTTATAGTAAGGACTTAAATGATACCCACACTCTGCATGATAGAAGTGATGTTCAGGTTCACAATGATAGTTTTCTAAATTCCAATGATAACCTGCTAACATATCTGCAATCTCAAAGTCTCTATCACCTAGGTCATCTGATAGGTCGACATACTTGCCGTATGTCTCCATTAAAAATTCTATTCGTTCTCTTGTCAACTGTTCTGCACTGACATCTTTTGCAAACTGTTCTGCGAGAAGTCTATCTTCAATCAGTTGTGGGTCATCGATTGACCATATGAGATTTGCCCTATGGAAGGTTGCAAAGATTAAATGGTCTGGTTCTTGTATGTTCGACTGGTCAATACACTGAAGGCCTTTGTCGTGTTGAGCATCCAGTTTATCGGGGTCCCAAAATTTATGTCTACGAAATCTTGCCTCGTCATGACAATACTTTAGTTCTCCGTTTTCAACTTCTGCTACCGATGTGTCGTGTGAAATATTTATTCCAATGATTCTCATAATATAATCCTGTGTGTGTTATTACTTATTGTTATTATTACTATAATTCTTTTCTATCTGGTCTAATGTCACCAATTTATCATCAATGAATAATTCAACTGTTCGTTGACTACCTGATTTTTCTCCTGCAAAGAAGCCCCAAAGAAAGGAACCACCTGCACATACAGATATAAAAATAAAATGTATAATATATAAATCCATATAACTATTTAGACATGTTCTCAATGTAGTTAATATTCAGACACACTCGTCTATAGGCATCATCTGTATTTGAAGTAGAGGCATGAGGTATATGACCATTAAATATAACCATACGATTGGCAACTGACCTTACTTTCTCATCTTTAAACAATGTATCACCATCGTTATCATTTAAATAAAGTATTGCAGTTGTGTAATCATTCTTCGTATTAGGTAAATCGGTATGAAACTCATGTTCGACTCGTGACTCTGTTCTAGGTACAAGATTTAATTTCATTCTTAATAGTGAAAAGACATTGAGTTGTTTCAGTATAGGTTCAAAGTGTTCAAACATCCGAGACTTGACCTGACCTTCACTGTACAAACTATGAGTATACTGAGACGAAGGTGAATCATGGTAGGTGTTAATACCCTCATGGAAATACCAAGGGAAGTCCTCAGCAAAGACATCATTGACTAGGTCATTAAAATATTGTTTGTTCAGAAAATCATTTACGATTTGCATACACACTCTTTAGTTTATCAACACACCAGTATACACCGTCTACGATACCGTCCCACACTACGAAGCGTTTCGACCATACATAGACTACGATTCCGACCCATACTAACACCGAACCGAAATATTTAATTGTCCATATAAGGACATTAAAGGGCATAAAAAATAAAAACTCTAACATATATTATAGTACCTCAAATAAATTACGAAGTAGAAGAGCAACCCCTACACCATTTAATAACACAAGGGCTCTATCTTTCCATAGTAGACCTACGACTAACCATCCTGTGACACCTACTGTAGACAATATCAAATCATATAACTGATACTCTGGTATACCTCTCATAGACATAGACACCATAATGAATATAGATGCAATCCATTTAACATACCATGAGTAGTCATACTTAGGAGTAGCCGACTTAAATATTCGTTTACTATTCTCTAACTCTTTTCTATCATACTTATCCAAGATACCCTCCGTCTAACAACACAGCCATTATAACAACGGCACTCAAAACATACAAGGTGTATTTAATTAAAAACCATATACATTTACCTATGAGAATGAATATATTATCTAACACTGAACCACCTACGAATAGTATAGACTCTCGTATATGCAACGAAGGTCATTAATGCAGTAATCAGTGTACCTATGTGAAAAGTATTTGTCATGTCCCACACATCTATGCATATAAACAATAGAAATAAATTCAATGGATAATTAATTAACAGACCAGTACCAACAGTGGTAGCAGTCTCTTTGTGTAATTGTCTTGATGCTTTACTCATATAAAATCTCTGGTGGTAAAAAAGTTTACCGGAAAAAAATTCTTCATTCACGCTTAGATAGGTGCTTTACTCTCTACCACCACGATATACGGTCCCTTAATCACTGTTTGCTCAGATATACCTCTAAGACTTCACAGGAGACTCTCTCCTTAATTCAATGACATGACCCTTTGTCTCGTATTGTCTTGCAAGTTTCAACCCTTCCTTTAAAGGTAGAGGTTCCACTGTACGACAAGTCAATGGTTCTGTTCTATTCTTAGGCATACTGTATAAACTTACAGTAGTCCACTCGTACTTTGAACCATCCATTATAACATATTCCTCATGCTTTGGCAACGCCTTCGGAGATGCAGTAACCATACGGCTCTCCGACTATATAATTGGAGCGGAGACATAGACTTGAACTATGAACTCAAACATGGAATGATTGCGTGTTGCATTACACCATCTCCGCTGAATAGGTGAGTATCTCTCTCATGTACTCTTGGCATTCTCAGTATACCTCTCTAGTGACTTACCTCTCTGCAATCCACGAACACATTCACTAGTTGATTTCGCTTCTTATACATCTATTATACACCTATTGAGCGTATAATACAAGTGGTTTTTTAGTGAAATACTGATTTATTTCCGTTAACCACTAAGTAATCTATCTGAATCTGACCTCGAATTTCGATATCAGTACGCAATTTAACATTCTCACACATGACATTCCAATCATGGTTACCACCTGCATGTATCAACTGCATCTCTCTTGCACTCAAAGGTATCTCTACCTCTTGTGAAGTTGCAAGGTGGACACCAATCAAACCATTCTCTATCATGATATTAAACCTATGATGAGTGGTACTATGAACAAGGATAACCCTTGAAGGAAGTCAGTATCTAATAATCCGTTTTTCTTTATTGCTTTTATCATGGTACTAGTATATCAAAAAGTGAACAGCATTGTCAACGCCATGTATATCACTAGAATGGACTAGACAATAGGGGGTATGGTACAGGTGTTTTAAGCAAATGGCAACGCCTTCGGAGACCTATCAACCACAGGGGTTAGGAGGGTGTCTCTCATGCTCTCTGAGACATCAATCAGCGTCTCTGAGATGCAGTGGGAGTAGGGGTTCCCGAGTGCTTTGACCCCATGCGTAAAATGTGTTTTGTATCTCTTAACACGCTCAGTGAAACCAGTAAACTCCACCGTAGGCGAAACCATGATATATTTGATTATTTTCTCACACTTTGCCACACTTCTTCACACATTATATTCGATTACAGAATGGACTCTGAGAAATTATATTCCAACATGCATTCCTACTGCATTCCTTTGGCGTCCCTACTAGGATTCGAACCTAGACTAAGAGTTTAGAAGACTCTGGTGCTATCCATTACACTATAAGGACTATAAGAGAATTACTTTGAGTTAAATCTATTCGTTATTCTCTTCATTCTATCATGCATATTCATATGTGATATGAAGTCGGTGGTTTCACTCTCTATTTGTTCTTTGATGAGTGGGTGGTTATCATGGTATATGTCCATTGCCATTGATATACGAGGGGTATTACTCATGTGTGAGTTGACTCCGTGTTCTACCATACTACCTATCAGGTGCATGACTCCTTGTGAATTACGCTCGTAGGTTTCGTTGTAGTGTGTACCTGTTGTTTCAGGTCCTGATATGAATGTGTTTGATGCGTAGAAGTTGTTGTATTCTGTAAGTGTCTCTGCCGCGTGGAAGTGTGGTGGTATATTCTCTGTCTGACGGAGTATATTGACCCAACATTGAACATATAGTACCTCTTCGTCTTGGAATTCGGGAAGCGTAAAGAGTCTCTTCGGTATATCGAATATCTCTAGGTCTGGATTGTTTAACCAATTGTATACTGGAAATTGATTTGTTGTACCTGTGTACGATGACTTTTGGTTATTCGGTATCGAAAGTACCATACGCTCGTCGCGTAATAGTATCTTCGATAGTCGATTGCACTCTTCTGGTGTGAAGAGGTTGTATTGTGACCTATGTGTATAGGGGTCGTATTCTTTTATAAAACCCATAGTCGTAGATAAAGGTCTTGCATCATACCTTCTCCTTTGACTGATAGAAATCTACAATGACGATTAAGTCTTTTCCACTCATGTCCGAAGTATACAAATGCTGATTCCATTTGTTCTATTCCTTCTGGACCTGGTGCTCCATCCCATATTCCAGGGAAGTAAGGTAATACTTTCTCATCCCATACATCATTGAATTCTGTATTTCTATTCTCGTCATTAATATACCAAGGTGCATATGTTCCAGGAGGTGGTGCAAGTTTCATACCTGTGAAGTTGTCACTGATATATGCACCTAATCCTTTCTCTTGTTCTTCTGGTGTATATGTCTCTTTAGTGAGTTCTGAACAGTCATTACCATTGAATCTAATTAAGTCTGTCTGAATACTAGGTGTGTCTTCCCACCATGAGGAGGTGACTCCTAGATATGGTGATTTAGTATCTCTGATTGATACCATTTGTTCACCTGTCAATTTGATGTGAGTCGGTAGTTCTGATATCTCACCTGCCATAGGGATTCTTTCAATGTAGAACTTCTGACATAGTTCAAGTGGTAAGAAATTGATGTCGTTGATAACAATCATGTCTTCTGAAGACCAATCACCGTTTTTAAACAAGTCTAACTTATAGAACTCATCGTTGGTGATATCATCTCTCTTAGTAAGAGGTTTATTAGTCATACCAAAGTTTGTTTCAAGTCCTTCTGCATTATCAGTATAACAGATAACATTAAGTTTAAGAAAGGGTAATATAACATCTACTCTATGACGAAGTAGTAGTTTCTGTATTGCGTTGACCTTATCGATTGAATCTTGGTCATGTGTAGTCTTTAATAAAACTACATTTAAATTGGTTTGATGTGTTAAACCTTGACTATGTTGTTCTTCTATTGATTGTGTTGTGTCATTCATTATTATTCAATTTCTCCATGTTATATGAATATTTATCTTCTCATACGAGCAAGGTCTTTTGCATATTGACCTTTCTCACCTATTTCCTCTTCAAAGACTGGCACAAGATTACTCTTATGCATGACTGCAATACCTAGGAGTTTTCTTTCACCTGTATATTGCATAGGTTCTTGTTTACACATATGTGACAAGTCACCTGTAGTCCCTGTATATGAGGGATAGTCCTCGATTCTCAATTCAGATACAATTTTATTGTATTGTCTTTGTTGAGATTCTAATAACTCATTGTATTTAGTTCGTTTGGATTTAACAGAAAAGGCCTTTGTCTTTCTTTTCTTACCATGTGGTCCGTATTTAATACTTGACCCTAAATTAATAAAACCCATACACTAAGTATACTCGGTGTATGGGGTTTTGTCAAGTGTTTTATGAAACTAATTTTACTACTTTGTGTAGTCGTCCTGATTTCATTAACTTGTTAAATCTGCCTAATGGTCGTCTATAAGTTATCTTTGAAAGATATCTAGTGATGAACGAGGCAGACAATGATGCTCTATATGACATTGTTATCTCCTGTTGTGTTGAAACTCTCCGACATCTGCACTTCGATTTCTCTACTTAGTCTTGTGTCTTACTTGTTTCAGTTATGTGTCATTTGTGTGACATTAGTATTTATAAGGAAAGTGGCGGAAGATGAAGGATTCGAACCTTCGATACCGATAAAGGTATGCTGGTTTTCAAGACCAGTGCATTCAACCACTCTGCCAATCTTCCTTATAAGTGGTGGAGCTAGAGGGAATCGAACCCACGACCTACTGATTGCAAACCAGTCGCTCTCCCAACTGAGCTATAGCCCCTTAATTGTTTATTCTTTTGTCTTCTTAGTCTTTGTTGTTCTTGACTTATAGACTTTTTTGTATGCTTCGTTAACATCAGGTGTTGATTTGTCGTCTGCAACATAACGACCTTTCTCGTCTCTTGCTCTAACAGTTTCGTAACCTAACCATGTTGTTAATTTATCCCAAAATGCCATTTTCTTTTTCCTCAGTTGTGAATACTATGTTAGCTAATCCTAACTTTCTTCGTCTATCAAACTCAATGTTGATTTTTCTTTTTAATTTAGCCGTTGTATTGGCATTGTTAAACTTTTCAATCAATGTTTTAATTGATTGTTGTTTCATATATTGGTGAGTGGTAGTTTTTCTACCTGTTCCTCTTTCTACTGTGACCTGTGTCGGTCCAAATTTTACTGGCATATTATTTCCTGTTTTCTTGATACCATTTCAGTGAACACTCAGGTCCACAAAAAATGATAGCTTCATTGTTCTCATTTGGTGCAGTGTGATACTTTACCTCTTCTATAGGTACCATTGTATCACAAACTTCACATTTATAATAGTGCATTATATGTTAAACTTTCAGTTTCTTCTAACATATCATCATTAGCAGCTTGTATGACTTCATCTGGTAATGGGTCATGTGATAACTCATTCTGAAACCATACTGCAAGAACTGTTCTTATTCCTGTTTTCACTGTTGAGACACCATGCCATACAGATGTAGAATGATTAAATAATACTGCATCACCTTGATTTGCATTAAATGTAATATCATCTACAATTAAATTGCCACCTGTGTAATCATCATCTAAAAAAATGACTGCAGTTGCAGTATCGAATGTGTCTGCATTGTCGTTATGAAACGGCATGCTAGAACCTGTTGGATATTCCATTACTTGCAGGTATGAAATAAACTCAAAATCTGGATGCTCTGGTATAGTAGGCATTATCTTATCTGCAAAATACATGTAATCATCTTCAGAAGTGGGTGTTATGTTCCAACATAATCTACCTAGTTTATCTATATACTTGAAACTGTCCTTCTCATCATCATTTACAACTTGCACTGCTTGTTCTTCTAGGTACTCAACTTCAGTTTTTTCTTTCTGTTTAAACTTATGCATTATAAGACGACAAGTATCCTTTTTCATTGACTTAGGCGTATACATAAGTATTCTTGGCTCAGTAGAACTTGTCATTTTATCTGGTCTCCGGATGTAAGAATCTAACTTGTGAACATCTCCAAGAATCCTTCAGTTTAGAGTAGTCATCTACCCATGCACCGTGTATTCTATTGCCTGGAAATATAACACATCTATTGAATTTTGCAGGTATAACTCTGTTAGTAGTAAATCGGTCATTTACAGGATACATGAGATTAAACCTTTCATCATTTGTTACCCATTCACCCTCATATACGGCAGTTCCACCATCTTCTAGTTTGTCTAAGTAGACAATCATGTTCAGTGTAGAACGAGTATCTGGTGTGGACAACTCCTCGTCTGTATGTGGGTAATGTTGTATCTTAGGGTTATCAATGTTAATTGACTGAAACAAATTGAACTCATAAAAGTGTGACCAATGATAGTCACCTTTCCAGAAATGTTTTCTACAAAAGTGCAACACTCTATCCATATCTGAATAATACTTTCTTGTAGGGTGTGATATGTTATCGTTGATTCTGCAATCATAGTAATCTACACCATTTGCACTATTTCTTTCTGCATTGTATTTCCACAATGGGAAATCTCTTTGCATTATATGGTCATGTAGGTCTTCTGGATTCTCATAGAAGTTATCAATCGTTAAACAGAAACCATCGAATGTTGGATTCCAGTTGTCTGCAAACGAATAGAGTTCATCCATGTCATAGACTTTACTCATAGTAATAATCCACCTTTAGGTCTGTTATCACTCTTCTCACTCGCACCAAGAGGGTCAAGTAAAACTCTTTCTCTTCTCGATAAATCTAAATTCTTTTCTACAGGCATATCTTCTCTTTCAACAACTTGTTGTTCTTGTACTGGTTGTTCTAAGAAACCATATTCTAAATCATCGGTTGATTCACCTTGATTGGGAACTCCGACTGGATGATGTAGATTGAATGAGATAGATATTCTCTCATATTCTGGTTCTGTATTTGATATTTTTGGGACTTCATGCATTAACATACTTGGCCATAATAAGAACTCGTTTGTTCTAGGGAAAAATTCTATCATATCATGATAACAAGGTCCACCTATAAATTTTGCATTGTCATATTCAGGTTTACTCCAGTCGTTAGTAGGTAAATTAAGTGCATGAGCAAATGCTGGATTAGGATTTCTAAACTGTATTGGTTGAGTATCTTCATCTTGAATTGATGGATACCATGTGCCTGACATATAAGAATTTATGTGATTATGTGATGAATGACTATGTTCTTTATTGTAGACATTGACCCATGCAAATAAGTGTAAATCATTTCTGTTGATATGACCAACTGATTGACCATAACAAACTTGTATGAATTGGATGTAAGTGTCTTTGACTTGTTCTGCAAATTCTTTATACCATGGTAATAGTATTAGTTTCTGTCTCAGTTCTTCGTCAAAATAACTAGTATAGTTCTGAGATTCATCATCGTTATGCAGTTCTTTTGCCTCTGCAACTAAACTCCTACAATCACTTTGAACCTGTTCTAAATCCATATCTCTGAGTATTCCTCTTAATATGGGTATAGAAAAGATATCTATCTGTTCACAATCACTTGCAGCTTTCCAATCACTTGTTTGCATAATTAATCCTTTTTTTCTACTTGAACACCAACACCTTTTTCACCGTTAGGCATAGTGACATCACGATAATATATCACGACCTCACCTAGTTGTTTGATGTATCGTTTTAGTTCTTGCATATCTTCTGCCATGACTTTGTAATCACCAACAGTAGATGCAACGAAGACGACTTCTCCGTTATTTAACTCTTTCATTTCATCAAGGAATCTATCTA